TCCGCCAGCAGTTCCTCCAAAATCATAAGTACCTTCTGGTACGATCCCACCAAAATCATCTAAAGAAGCTACAGCGTCTAAATCTGTGATGTCATCAAAATTACCTCCACCAACTAGGTTCAGCGTATTTGTAGTTGCATCAAAAGCAACATTCGTTTTTGTGCCTTGAAATTTAGGACTATCTAAATCTTCTCTCCTTGTTTGAGTAACAAGTGGAGCTAAGTTGTCTGGCAGTTCAAGAATTACACTTGTTTCTCCTGCACAAAATCTACCACCATCATCTTGAAATTTTAAAATATATTCGCCTTCAAGATATGGAACTTCCGCAGATGTAGTAGCACCACTAAGAGCTTGAATTAAGTCAGTACTATTAGTAAATGTGCCAGTACCATCGGTCAGAGGAGAATGTCTAACATACACCCTACCTCCATGAGTAACATCAATATCTGTAGAGCGATTCCAACGTAATCTTACTAATTTTTCATTTATTGGTTCGGCTGATAATCCAGTAACATTTGATGGTAATGCAGTTTTTCCGACAGCAAAAAAAGTCAAGTCAGCAGAAGTCGCACTTGTTTGTAATGCAGCATTGTAACTGAATACTTGAAACTCATATGTTCCAATATCAGTATTAAATATCTCAAAATCAGGAGAAGATACTGTAGTAGAAATAAAGTTTCCATTATTGAATCTATAGTTAACCTGATATTGCGTAACACCAACAATAGGTTGCCAGCTAACGATAAGTTTAGATACTGCCTGATTATTTATTTCAACTATTTTTTCTTCGGCTTGGAGAGCAGTAGGAGGGTCTTTAGGAAGATTTAGTATTGATACTGTTCTTGTTGGTAAAGTCGCACCATCTTCAATAAATGCATACTTTTCATTTACATAAGATAAAGCTGTAATTGCATAATTTATTCCGTCAGATTCTTCTACTGTAATTACTCTAAATTTTTGAGCTTGAACTGTGTCATTTTGTAATAACCAAACTGTATTAGGATTTGGAGTCTGAGAAAAAGCAGAAGATACTGTTATAACTGCCCCTGAGACACTTGATACTGACTTGGTTTCAACAGTTCCATCAGGTAATATGACACTCAATGTTGGATTGTTTGTTGTTGGTAAATCGGTTGCAGCAGAATCATCTACAGTTATCTGCGTGGTTGTAGCAGAACTTACTCTTCCACCTCTTCTTAATCCAGAACGAACAGGATCAGCAATATCAATAACAGCACCAGGTCTTACAACAACACCAGAATCTATAGAAGTTGCAAATGCAACTACTTCACTTTCATTTTGTTCAGTAAATAAAATAGCTTTTGCTAATCTTCTGGCTTGACCTCTTGATGTACAGGCAAAACCTTTTACCTGTTTAATAATTACTCCAAACTTCGCTATAGCAGCAGCATCTTCATAAACTTCATAATCTATCTCTCTACTATCCATATTGAAATAAGAAACAGAAATTACAGTATTTCTTGTTTTTAATCCACTTCCTGAGTAACTAAAACCTTCTTCAGTTACATTTGCTAAATTAAATAAATAGCTTGCATCTTTTGGACTATCTTGAGCAAGGAGAATACTACCAGCAGACCATATTGGCATACATCTCATTACACCAGCTAACTCATTTATCAAATCAAATGCTTCACTTGAAGATTGAATATTTACATTGCAACTGAATCTAGCTTCCTGTCCTCCGAATCCATCATCAACAAGAGTATTAGCAAACTTACTTGCAGTAACAAAAGAGAATAAATCAAGAGAACTTTCTGTTATATGGTTGCCGAATCCATAGCGAGTGTCCAAAAGTAAGTCCAGTAGCACCATGCTTGGGCACGAGCACCATTGGGCAGCACCCATAACTCCATTGAAAATATATCCGTCTGGGTACACTATCCTGCCTGTTGCACTGTCCACACTTGGAGTACCCGAACTATTTGCACCAGCACCAGGAATCCTTACTTTTATTCCTCTAATACGATATTTTCTACTAGGTATTGATTGAAACTGCATAGAGTCCAATCGAAGAGAGGCATAAGCACTATTAGCATAAGTATTAGAATCATCAATTATTTCAGCAAAACTTGTCCATTGAAATGCGTCTTGTAAAGTTGAATCTGAACTATCAGCAGTAACTCTAGTTACTCTTATATCGACAGGGAAAGCACCTGTAAAGTTTATTCTGTAATCTCTTTGGTACGCATCAGCCGTTCTTCCTGTAATTGTATCAGAGATAATATCAGTAAAACCACCAGAATTATATTGAACAGCAATCTTTAATGAAACAGATGATCCAAGTAAATCTCCTTTATCTGTTGCTTTTTGTATCTGAGGAAAAGTTATGGTGATATTTGCAGCATCAACATTTGAATTTGTTATCTGTCTTGTAACAGGAGAAGATTGAGTAACAGTAACTCCTACTGCTGTGATAGAAGAACTACTTTCAATACCTTCAACTTTTGTCTGACCTGATGTACCAAAACGAGGATTGAATGTTACATCTTGAAAGTTAAAATCAATTGTAGTTGGAGAAGCAGAATTAGCTGTTGCTTTTAAAACAGGTGTGTCATTCAGGAATACATCTTTTAATGCAGCATTATTGTATGCGGTTGTTCCTTTTGTAAGTCCTTCTTTTGAAGCAGAGGCAAAACCTTCTATCTCTCCTTCTGAAATAAGATCAAGGAAAGTAGCAAACTGCCTACTGTGTAAAGTATCAGGAGTTCTTGTCGGTTGAGGGGGAGGTGGAGGACTACCGCCACCAGAACCAATAATATTTTTTGGTGCGTCTGTCATGCCTGTACCTGTTGGGTGTCGATTGAACCACTGATAACCACTGACCCGGTCACGATTTCTCCATAACAAATTGGTACAGGTGTACCAGCCCGTGATGTATTTTGCGTACCAGAAAAACTAAATGATAATTGTGGATCTTGCTCTGACTTAAATTCTTTTGGTTTTGGCATAGGAAATAACATTTCACTTACACCTGTTAATGCTAAATTAGCTCCTACAAGAAGCATAGTTTTAGATAAGAAACCAACTTTTGCAAGTGATCCAGCTTTTATACCTGCTGCCAAACCTATATTTCCTGCTGCGACAGGAACAAAAAACGCACCTGCAATAAGAGCAGCACCTAATAATACTTTTCCAAAACCTCTACCAGCACCACTAATAACAGGAACAATATGTATATCTTCCTGTCCTATTGGGTGGTGTATTTCTTCTTTATCTACTGCATAATTACCAACTTTTACCTGATAATATTGAGGATTCATATATTTTTCTACCTGCGGAAAATTATTAACAAGAAAACTAACTGCCTTTGCAAGACTATCTACCTTTATTTCAAACTCTTTATGACCTACAAACTCTGCAAGTTCTCCATATAGCTTTAACTTACGCAACATAACGATACCTACCTCCTGTGCATTTTAACAACCATTGAGAATAAGGCTCTCTACAAGATAGTCTATCGGTTAAATGATGTAAAACATCCCCATCTAAAAAAATAGCTACATGATTTAAACCAGTAGAACCAATAGACATTAATAAAGCATCACCATTGATTGTTTTTTCATCTGGTCTAAGTTCTCTAAAACCTGTTCTCCATGCACAACTTTCAAATAATGGATTATCAACAAACTCTTCTGGTGTTATAGGTCTATCCCAATCTTTCAGTTCAATATTTTTTTCTTCTTTATACCAATCTCTTACTAAAGACCAACAATCGGTAACACCCCAAACCCAAGGTCTACCAAGTAAAGGAGGTTTATATCCACATGGCTCATAATATCCCCATTTTTCTGTTTTAGGATTAACAATATGCCATGGAAGATTACTACGTTCACAAGCAATTTGATCTGCCTGACTAGCAACAGGAGGTGTTACAGGATGACTATGAACAATAGCTGTTATCTCTCCTAAATTATCTGCTTTTACATAATCCTCTGGATCAAGAATAAAACATTGATGATCTGTCATTGATAAATTACGACAAGGATAATATCTTTGTTTTCCTCGAATATTTAACAATAAACCACAAGACTCTTTAGGATCTTGGTCTTTCGCATGAACAAGTGCTTCTTCTTTCCAATTCATGCTATAAACGTGCCAATCGAAGGGAACTCTGTTCTAGTACATTGTCTTTTTGGTGCTCTTATCCCAGCTAAATCAAAAACTGCTGCAAGTTCAAAAGTAACAACTTCTCTATTTTCTGCTGATTTTCTATCAATTTTATAAATTTCCTGCGGAAACTCTGCTGTAGGATCTGGTGTGCCTAATGGGTTTACCTGTTGAGATGTGGTTGTTGTTGTTTCTTGAGTCGTTGTATTTGGATCATTCATCGTAATTGTATTACCCATAGCATTACCATGAACTGTGCAATAATATCTTAAATCTGATGGTGCATCTGGATATGGAGGTTGAAAAGTTACAGAGCTACCAGCAGATCCCTGCGTTCCAACAACAGTAACTCCTGTTGAATAAGATGCTCCTGAATTTTGTTTTATTCTTAATGGGTGTCCACTATTTGAAGAATCTGATTGATCAAAGATATAAGTTGAACCACGTTTCATTGTGATAACAGGATTATTTACACCATTTAGTAAAAATATATTTACACCTCCAACATTTTGAACTGTTACTGTATAAGTTACAATTTCGGCATCGGCAGAATCAGCAATCGTTGTTGTAGTCGTAGTGCTAGTTGTTGTTACAGGAAAATTAACAGCATCAAGATAACGTGCTAATGTTCTAATCCTAGTCACAGTAGCTCCCGTCAAATCATTTCCTGTTGTTACCTGATTTACATTTAACAAAATAGCTGTAATAGTTCCAAGAGCATTGCTGATAGTTAAAGTTGGTCTGGGAAGTTGACCTTTTTGAAAAGCAAAACCTTCTGCTTGTATTGGCATTTTTAAATATTGATTACCAGCCCAAATAATATCTCCATTAGCATTTAAACTTGTTCCATTATGAAACCTATAAGTCTGAGCAGAACCATGCAAAGTTGCATCAGTTGTTAATGTAAATAACTCAATTATTGCTGAAGGATTGATCTTTTGTAGATCAGTAATAATTGGAGCAGTACTCATGGTTCAAATACTTCTCTAAATGTTGCCTGTATTGTGGCTCTATTGTTATATGGTATTGATTTGTTCCAAGTTTCGCAAACAAATTTCTGTGCAGCAGATTCACCTGGAGCAGTAAAATCAAAGCTGGCACTGTCGTTTGCACGGGCATCAAGAAAGGTTTCTATTTCGTCTGCTTCGACTTCAGAGACATTGAAAGTAAAATTATAAACTTTAGGATTTTGATGTTCTGCCAATCCAAATAAAATTCTATGCTCAAACCCATCAGCAAAACGAATTGTTCTGGTATTTGGTGCGGATCTTTTTTGTTGTCCGTATGTAGGTTTTATTGAAGGAAACGTAGCCATTATGCAAGCATACCTCCTGGTCTTTTCTGTTTAATTAATTCTGATTGTATAGCAACTGAAATCATCCGACCAAGTTCTCTACCTTGTTCTTCATCTCCTTCAACAGAAGAACCAGAAGCATCTACATTTACAACAATATTTGTCGAACCACCTAATTCATGGTTTGGAATGATAGTACCTGCTCTATCTGGAACAAATAATTCAGCACCTCTTTCTCCTACTAATGAAGGTCTACCAACAGGAGGTCTGCCACCATTTGCAAAATTATCAATCGTAACTCCACCTGCTGCTCCCCGATTAAATCCTTCAAAAACATCAGTAGGATTTCCTAAAGTAAACATATTACTAAATAATCCTAAAAATGATTTCTGTACTTGTAGAGCAAGAAGTCGTGCAGCAGTATCTAAGAAGTAATCAGCAATTCTATTTAACATACTTCTAAACGCATCAGAAACACTCATAGTTCCTTTAATAATGCCTTTAAATGAATCTTCAAAACCAATTTTAATCTGATTACTTAAATCTAAAACTCCTCTCATTGGATTTAACAGTTTTTCAATTTCCTCTGCTGGTGCTTTAAATTCTGCTAAAAATTGTAATTTTTCATTGTTCTCATCAATTATTTTAAAAAATTCAGTGATTTTACTTTTTAGTTCTGCATAATCATCTCTATCTTCATCAGTTAAAAATTTAAAGAAATCTTCTTTTAATTTTTTCATTCCACCTAACTGTTCTAACTTTGCTAAAGCTGATTCAGTTAAAGATGTAGTAAAAAATTGTTCATTAACGCTACTGTAGCTACTCTCTCTTCTAAGTAATAAACCTCTAGGATCTCCAGGATCATTTTCACGCATACTATTAACAAAATCTTCAAAAAGAGTAGGATTTCTAATTAATGTATTTACTCTTCCCATTTCAAGTGGCACTTTTCTTCGTGAATCTCTTATTGATTTGTTTGCATCTAATATTTTATTTAAAAATTTAAGTTCAACATCTAAGGCATCATTTGTTTTTAATTGATTTAATAATTCTATTGATGCTTCTTCTCCAATGACACTTCTTCCATTTACTATTGCTTTTATTAATGAATCAGTATCTTTTAAGCCAGAAACTAATTCAAGATTTTCTTTAGTTCCAAATGCTTGTTCTAATGTTCTAGCACCTTCTCCACCAAATCTAACTGGATCAAATGATTTTAACCTTTCTAATGCCTCTTCTGGCTTAATTCTTAATTCTTTTGCAAGAGCTTTTACTTGTTGTCTTGTAATTAATGAAGTTGATCCTGTAGCTAATATAGAATCATTTAATTGTTTAACCTCTTTTCTAAATGCTTTTACTTTTTCAACTTGCGAAACAATAGCTGTAGCAAGAATAGAAGCAGCAAAACCTCCTCCTGGAGCTAATGCACCACCTAAACCTCCAGCAATACCTCCAGCGACAGCAGAAGCACCTCCACCACCAAATAATAATGGAAAACCACCACCAATAAAAGCACTTCCAACACCACCTCTTAATCTTCCCATTGCACCACCTCTCATGGCAAAAGGAGCATTTTCTATGGCATTTCTTCCAAATCCTAATCTGTTAAATAAGTTAGGTCTTTGAGAAGCTAAAGAATCAAAATTAGCAGCAGCAGCTTGTTGAGTTAATATCGTTGCCATCCTGCCAGTATTTTTAGCAGTTTTATTTGAATCTCTTTCTAGTTTTCTAAAAGTAGAATCAGCACCAAATCTTTCTTCAACTGATTTACTAAAACTAGCAAAACCAGAACCAGCCCTAGCTGTTCTACTTGCTTGAACATTTTGACCTTGAATCGTACTTGTTACTCTTTCTTGTCTTAATTTGTTTAATAATCTTTCTCTTTTTCTTAATTCATTATTATATTTAGCTTCTACATCAACTAATTGTTTTGCTGCATCATTATATTTTTTTGTGCCAATAGCTGCTTTATCAAAATTATTTTTAACTTGTTTTACAAGTTTATTTAAAGTTACAAAAGAATTAGGTAGCGTTTTACTTTGTTTATTAGCAAGTTTATTAAGAGTGGTTATCTCTTTAGATAACTGAGTTACATTTCTTCTTACATCTTTTAATTGTTTTGCACCTTTTACAGCTAAAGCAATATCAACATTATAATTAGCCACTTGCTATAAAAATTAAAACATTTTCTCTATATTACCTCTTTTTACCTCGTAAAGCACTAGATCGTTGAGCTTGTTCTTGTTGTTTTTTCATTTCTTCATGTTCTATTTCTGAATATGCAGCCCAACCTATCATTTCTTCGATAGTTAAAGTTTCACATAATTCAGCTACAGTTTTATGTAATTCTTTTGCTAAAGAAAATAAAAACTGCCAATCTTTATTAGCTTTTCAAATCGGCTTTAGCCTCTTTTACCTCCTTATCAGCACCAGCATTAATCATAGCTATTTGTATTTCTTCAAGAACAGAAACCTCAACCTCTCTTCTAAGAGATGCTTTATCTCCATCTTGAAAAATTTTTTTACCATCTACATCTAATGCTTTTTCAATCATCATTTGTAAAGCATAATCATTTACGTCATCTGATGACTTTTTCTGTATTGCTTCTCGTTCTGCAATAGTTAATGGATGCCAATAAACAGTAAGAATAATTTCATCATCTTGTTTTACATCATGTTTGTAAAGTTGAGAAACTCCAAACTTGTTTCTCAAAAGATCAACTGCTCTAGTCATGTTAATGTATAGCTATTATCATTATACTAAGCGTTGGCAGTAAATTGACAAGATATTAAGCCTAGAAAATGTGAAGAATCATCACGTTCAATCGGTGTAACTCCAACAACATCAAGAACTCTTGGAGTACAACTAAATGTATCAGTATAATTAGAAGCATTAACAGAAGTTAGTCCATCAATAACTGCCTCTCCTAATGCAGATAAAGTTGCACTTCCTTTTCCTCTCGGAACATAAATATTACATTGAATAACACCAGAATAAAAATCCTGTGATGCACCTTGAGTCTGCGTTGTTGCCTGTGCAAAATCAACAGACATAACAATATATTTTTTTGTTTTTCCTGGTGTTTTATAAACCATATTGTCATAAACCATTTCAACAGTAGCGTCTACTGCTGCAACTGCATCTGTTACTGCTTTTTCAAAAGCTGCTCTGGTGTTAACTAAAGTCATGGATTGATGTAATCAACAAATGCGTCATCAGTACCACCAAATAAACCAACACCTTTTAGATCTCTTACATTATCTTTAGATTCATATTTTACTCCAGAACCATATGTACCAACAGCTAATTTTGGCTTTTTATCTGTAAATACTTTACTAATTAATTTTCCTAATTTTCCCTGCACATATTGAGGTACTTGACTTCTTGGAGATGCCAAAGCTCTAGCTGCATATTCTGATCTATTTCCAACAAATACTTTTGAAAAAGGCTTAAAATTAAATGATAATGTATCAAGAAATCTTGGTTCAACTACTGCATTTGGAGCTTCTGTCCCATTTCTTGAAGGTTTAATATTACTCCACGGAGCAAATTCTTTTCTTGATTGATCTGGTCTAGGTCTTTGCGTACTTGCTGTCCAGCTAGAAGCAAAAAAACCAGTATCAACTGGACTATTTTGTTTTGTAGATAAATCAGTAATAATTGCTCGTACTAAAATGTTTAAATCTCTTTCTAAATTTCCTTCTAAATCTTTAGCAATTCTATCTATATTTTTAGTAAAAGGTTTAGCCATTAGAACCTCACTAATAAAGTAAACAGATAAGTCTGTCCACCTTGTCTTGTATCTATATTAACTATCTGTCCTACTCTTGTAGATCCAGCATAAGTTAATGTAACTTCATCTTGAAAATCTGGTTGATTATTTCCAATTAAATCAGGTGTTATATAAAGCTTTGCTTCTCTTCTTTCCCTACCATCATCTTCAGTAGAAATAACAAACTCAACAGGAGCTTTGATACTGTAAGTCGTATCGCTTGTAGTATATGCACCTGTAGCTGTGTTATAACTTCCAGATGCTTTTCTTGTATAAACAATAGAAGAATCAAAAGAAGATCCAAGATCAGCTACAACCTGTTTAGCTACATTCTTTAATAAAGAATCAAGTTGACCTGCCATTATCCTCTAACCACCCTAAGTTGAAAACTTCCTGCTCCACCAAGAACATAAGCTCCTAAATAACTTTGTAACCACGGATATACGTCAAATACATTATTTACAGAACCAGTACCCTGACTCTTTGTATTGTATTTAACTTGAATATCTCCTAGCTTTACTTCTTCAAAATTACCATCAGTTCCAGTACTACCAGTAATTGCATCAGTATCATTTGCCAAGGCATTAGCTAATTCAAACTGTGCATATTTAATATTTTGTGGAATCAAAGTACAAGCTAGTTCAACTCCATCAACTTGATAATTGGTTCTAGGAAACTTTAATGCTTGATCATCATCACATCTGTCTCCATAGTAAACCAAAGTATCAATCCATCTTGTAGCTGATATTAATGCTCTATTTTTATTGTCATCTGATTTGTTATCCCAATTTGTAGAACTAGGGACAGTTTCAAAGTATGCGTCTGCTTCAGCTAATGTGACATAGCTATTAGCATTTGCTCCTTTTATTGTTGCGTCTATAGTAGCTGCCACGATTGTTTAGTAATTTATCTGTATTGTAGCGTAAAGAAAAAACCCCACCAATATTTGATGAGGTTTTTAATGACCACAGC